AAAACCTTCACAAACTAATATTGCGTAGTAATAATGATATAATCTGTAGATGATGTACCTAGTTGAAATTATTTATAATTATGAAGTGATATAATCTGTAGATGATGTGGTGATATAATCTGTAGATGATGTCATTATTAGATTCCCTTTATTAAAAATTAAAATCAGAAAATTATTAAAACTATTATATAAATAATATTACGTAATAATGATATAATCTGTAGATGATGTACCTAATTATTTAAGAATAATCTTCAACCAGCAAATTAATTTTTAAGTAAGAATAAATCTTCAAGTGAAATTATTTTCAATTTTTTTTCTAAAAATAGAACTTTACAAAAAGTTTCTGATACTTATAATAAAGAACAAGATTATGAAACAAACTTCAACCACAATTAAAGAGTTAGAAAATTTAAAAACTTACTTCAATCAAATTAATAGTTATTCTAATTTGAAAATAAAATTATTAGGAATTGAAAATCTAACTTCAAGTGAACTAAATGATATTTCAAACTTTAAAGTAAAATATCAAATATCTACAATCATAAATTTTTCAAATGAAGAATTGATTGAAGAATTAATAACAATAGGTGAAAACATTATCAACCTAAAAAAGTAAAACTTCAAATGAAAAATGTCAACTATTCAATTAGAAAATTATTACCCATTAATACATAAAATCATTTCAAAGTTTCCGAAGGAATATAGAAATGATTTATTCAATGAATGTTTCATTCAATTAGATAACCTTCAGAAGCGTTTTGAAGCGTCCTTAGGACGTTTTGAAACGTTTGCTTATAAGAGGTTATATTTTCATTGTATCGACTTCATAGAAGCTAATAATAATAAAGAATATACTTTATTGGAAAACATCATTTCAAATGAAGATGGTGATGAAATAACATTAGCTGATTTAATTGAAGATGAATTTAATTTAGAATCTTCAATCATCAATAAGGATTATGTGAATCAACATAATCAACTTTTAACTGAAACAGAATTATTCATTCAACAAAAATATTATCAAGATGAATTATCAGTTAAAAACATAATTAAGGTTTATCAACCCTTTCACCTAATTAAGAGTGAACAAACGATTTACAAAATACTTAAAAAATAGAATGACAATTTACCAATTACTAAATGAAAAAAATAACCTTACTACCATAGTAAAATTAATAAGAAACAGAATCATCTTAGATTCAACCGTTTTACAACACATTTCAATTTATGATTCCTTCTATAAAATGGAAGGTAAAAAGAAAATTAGATATGAATCACTAGCTAAAGAATATAATTTATCAGCTAGAACCATTCAAAGAATAATATTGAAATTAAATAAAAACGCTAAATAATGAAAGTTCAACAATTAACGAATAACCTAGTATCATTTTCAGCCAATTTAAAGGGTGTTAAATGGTTTAATAATAATTTATCAGATTCTGATATTGAAGAAGAAATAAAAGCTGATATAGCTTCTTATTTCACGTTCATTAAAAAAGTGAATATTTCAATTGAATTAGAAGAATATCAAGATGAAAGAAGTTTATCACCTTGTTCAATATTTAAATTAGAAATGCTTTTAATCTTTAAAGATAAAGTTGATTTTGATGATGTTTTAATAATAGAAAATTACTTAATGAAAAATTTTATTAAGGAATTCTAGTACTTTCTAATATTTCTAGATACTTATTATAAAACAAAGAAACTATGAACTTTAATGAACATATTAACGCAGAAGTAAAAACCATCAATGAATTTATAATTCAGAATGAACCAATAACGATTAACAAAGTATATAATGAATCGTTTTCAACATTTGATTTTACTTTTTTTTCAGCATATACAATTAGTGATTATACATATACGGTTGATGGTGTGTGTGAAGCTAAAACAAGAAAAAATAATTCAACTGATTATCCAGAAGGTGCATTAATGGAATTACATAAGTTTTCAGAAATTGCAAATGAAGTTGCAAGGTTGAAAGATGAATTTTTAAACATCAACAGAACCATAAAAGGGTTTTATCTGATAAAATACATTGATAAAACCTTCTTATATGATATTGAATCACTTAACCCAACCAATTTAAGGTTTGATAAACTACCAAAATCATCTTCAAGTGATGGTAATTCTGGATGGGTTGTTAAACCTTATTTGATTTTACCCTATTCTGATGCAATTTTAACCTATTAACTTACTTCTTTAACAGTTTCAAATACACTTTAAACCCCTAATTCTAGGGGTTTTTTCATTTATATGACAATCTAATGTCACTTACTATTGATTGGTACCTTAAAACGCTGATATAATAGTATATGGGGTACTTAAACCCCTAATTAATAAATGAGTAAAGCAACAATCTATATAAACGGTGTAATTGGTCAAGATACCAATTTACTGGATGTTATAAGACAATTTAAGAGTTTCAAAAGTGCATCAGAAGTTGATGTAATTATTGATTCAGTTGGTGGTTGTGTTGATACTGGAATGAGCATTTTCAATTATTTAAGAAAATTAAATATACCAGTAACAACAAAGGCTTCTAAAGCTTATTCAATCGCAGCTTCAATTTTTATGGCTGGTGATGTTAGAATTGTTGAAGAAGGTGAAAACCGTTTGATGGTTCATTTTCCATTTGCTGAAGTAACTGGTGGTTCAAAATATCTTGAATCGGTATCTAAAGAATTAAAAGCATTAGAAAATGACTTTGTAAAATTCTATTCAACATATACAAATGTAGATGAAGAAGCAATCAGAAACCTTTTAGAAAATGAAACATTCTTATCAGCTGATGAAGCAATTGATTTAGGACTTGCAACGCAAATTGAAATTCCATTAAAAGCTGTTGCATATTATAATTCTGAAGAAGAAAAAGAACAAAAAGAAATGAGTAAAACAAAATTATTCCTAAAAGCATTGACTGAATTTTTCGGTGAAGATGCTGAAGTAAAAGCATTGGTAATTCAAGATGCAAATGCTGATGAAATTAACTTTCAAGATTTAGCTGAAGATGCTGAACCTAAAGTAAGAACTGAAGAAGAAGCTGGTGATAAAGCGGTTGATATCGATGGTAAACCAATTGAAGGTGAAAGAATATTACCGGATGGTTCAACAATGGTATTTGAAGCTGGTGAATTAATTGAAATTAAACCAGTTGAAGAAGAGGTTGAAACTGAAGAAGAAGGTGAAACTGAAGAAGAAGAAGTTGTAGCAAGTGCTGAAACTGAAATTGATATTGAAGCATTAATTGCACAATTAGAAACAAGTATTACAGCAAAATTAAGTGCTGAATTAAATAAAGAGAATAACACTTTAAAGAGTGAAATAAAAGCATTAAAAAAAATTAGTTGGTAGTGAAGAAACTATTGTTAATGCTCAAAATACTACCAACGCAAATAACAAAAAATCTTCTAACTATTTAAGAGGTTAAGAAGGTAAAAGAGAAAAAAATATTAATTAAAAATGGCTTACGATGTAACAAATTTTAACGACTACATTTCAAGAGAAAATGCAGCATTAACTAAAACCCTTTTCGCTGGTGGTTCAACTGGGCAATTCGCCTTATTTATGGCTGGTGTAAAAGGTTCTACAACTGTACCACATATTTCTGGTGAAGCAACACTTCAAGCTGGAAATTGTGTATCACCACAAGGTGACACAGTAATAAATGAAATCACTTTAACAGTAAAACCTTTCACAGTATTTGAATCGTTTTGTTCTGATGATTTACAATCAAAATTACCTAGTACTGTATTAGCACCTGGTAGTAATAACGGTGATGATTTACCTTTTGAAGAAGAAATCATCAACACCAAAATGGCAAGTATTGCTAAAGCATTAGAAATGACTTACTGGTTAGGTAACACTTCAACTGGTTCTTACCAATTATTTGATGGTTTCATCAAGAAAATTGATGCTGATTCTAATGTAATTTCTGGTAACACTTCTGAAGCAACTTCTATTACTAAAGCTAATGTAATTGGTTTGGTTGAAGATATGAGAATTGCAGCACCAGTTGATGTTAAAGATAATGACAACTACGTAACACTTGTTGGAAACGATACTTGGGATAAATATATATCAGCTTTAAAAGTAGCTAATTTATATCACTACAACCCAGAAGATGCTAAAGCTGGAATCTATGAAATAGGTGGTGGTGCTGGTAAACTTATGAAAGTAAGAGGTCTTAACGGTACTGATAGAATGTTTGCAAGTGTTTCTTCAAACTTCATCGTTGGTAGTGATATCGAAAATGAATCACAAGTTGCTGATGTGTTTTATGATAAAGTTACTGATAAAGTAATGGTAAGAGTAAAAGCAAAAGCTGGTGTGGTAATCGCAAACGCTGATGAAATCATTGAATTTACACTTTCAGCATAATCAAGCAATTGATTAAATAATAACAAAACTTTAATCTGGGTGTATAAAAGCACCCAGCATTAAAACAAAATATAAAACAAAACATACAAATGGCTTGTAATAACAAATTAACAAATTCAATTTTATTCAACTGTGCCGATATGCCGATTAAAGGTTTAGCTGGTGGTAAAGCGGTTTTAATAAATTATGATGATATAAATAGAAGTGCTTCAACAGCTAGTGGTGCAACAATTTCTGATTTAGTAACAACAGCTGATGGTTTATCATTAACTTGGTATAAAGAATTAGCGAGTTCATCTAGTACATTCGCACCAAATGCAGAAGATATTGATGGATTTACACATTCATTCTTAGGAAGAATTCCAACAACAACTGCTGAAGCTGCTGAAAGAGCAAATGAACTTAAAGGTGGTTTATTCATCGTTGTAGTTGAAACAAAATACAAAGGAATTGATTATGATGATGCTTTTAAAGTATATGGTTGGCAAAATGGATTAAGATTATCGGAATTAACACAATCAAGTAATGAAAATAGTGGTTCAATGTTATTCACTTTGGCAACTGCTGAAGGTACTGTTGAACAATACCCATATCATATATTTTTAGAAATGGATTATGGTGCATCAAAAGCGACTTTTGACACTTTATTTAGTTCTGGTGGTTAATCAGTAAATAATACTTCACAAAATAATAATATAAATGGGTGATAGCGTAACAGCAATTCACCCTTTTATTGATTTCATTTCATAAAAATATGATAGAGATACTTCAATTACCCGCAAGGGAACTAAAGAAGCATATTCATCAATTAGCTAATGACTATAAACAAAGAACTGGTATTACAGCTTGTTTAAGTTGTTCTGGTGATGTTCAAAGAATGCTTCAATATTTAAAACAAATATATATGACAACACAATTTGAACTTAAAAAACCTAATGTTATTTACAAAATAAGATGGGGTGGTACTCAAACAATTAGCAATGCAAATATGACTGATGAATTAGCATTAGAATTTCTAAATGAAAAACCATCAAGAATAGAATTATTTTCAAAATATCCAGAAAATTATACTGAATTATTAAAAGCTGATGAACCAGAAGGTGAACCAGAACCAACTGATGAAAAATCAGAAGATATTATTGAAGAAATAGTAAAGGAATCTTCAAAAAAACCTTGTGCTGGTTGCAAGGATAAAAAAATAAGCACTAAAAAACGTGCAACTAGAAAAACCACTAGTAAAAAAAGGTTCAGACACTTCTAAATAATAATGAAATTACATTTCAATGAACTTAAAAATAATGTACTAGATGTAAAGCTTGATAAACGTACTGATGTTTATAATTGGGGTGGTGATAACGCATTTCCATCACTTATTGAATTATTAATTAATCAATCAGTTACATCAAAAATATGTGTTGATAAAGTAGCTAAAGCAATCTATGGTAAAAGCTATGGTAAAACTGGTAAATTAATTGTTAATGGTGATGGTCAAACACTTAATGAAGTATTAAGAATTGCCTCACGAGAATATGCAAAAAACAACAATCTATTCATTCACGTTGGTTACAATGCTGAACTAAAAATTAAATCAATAAAAGTATTACCAGTTTCTTCTGTAAGAGTGGGTAAAGCTGATGATTTAGGTTATTCTGGAAAATATCTAGTATATGATAACTGGAATAAATCAAATGGTAAAATTGATGAATCAAAATTTAGAGTTTATGACCGATTCAACCCATTAACCAATGTTATTGAATCACAAATTGAAAAAGCTGGTTCAATAATGGCTTATAAAGGTCAAATTCTACACATTCAAAAAGATTCAAATTCAATTTATTCTTTACCAGACCTTAACCCAGTACTTCAAGAAGCACTTCTTGAAGCTAATTCACAAACATTCAGAAGTAGAGGTGCATCAAAAGGGTTTTTAAACACCAAATTAATGGTTGTTCAACCATTTTCAAGTGCTGATGAAAGAAGAAGATTCACAAATACACTTGATGAATTACAAGGTGCTGAAAACGCTGGTAATGTATTATTGCTAGAAGCTGGTAATGTATCAGATGATTTAAAAAATCAGATGACCCTTGAAGATTTATCATCAAAATATAATGATAAACTATTTGAATATTCTGATTCACAAGCTAGAAAAAATATAGCATTAGCATTTGGTGTTCCACTTGGATTAATCGATGTATCAGAATCATCATTATTTGGTAATTCTGGTGAATTATTAAAACAAATGAACCTTCAATTGTGGGAATCACAAGAAGAATCACGTTCAATGCTATCTGAAGCATTTAATAAATTATTGAGTAATTGGAATGAACCAATAAATGAAACATTAGAAGTGGTTTCACCATTTGAAAGTAAACCAATTAATAATTCTAATCAAAGATTAAATGATTAATGAAAAAATATAATTATACATATATAACAGTAAATAATCTAAATAATAAGGTTTATGTGGGTGTTCATTCAACTGATGATTTAGATGATGGATATATGGGTTCTGGCGTTGTTTTGAAAAGAGCATTTAAAAAATATGGTAAAGAAAATTTTTCAACACTTAAAATTAAATTTTATTCAACAATAGAAGATGCTTATGAAGCTGAAAAATGTTTAGTTAATCCAATTTGGGTTCAAGATTCTACTACATATAATTTGGTAAAAGGTGGTGTTGGTAATTATAATCATACTGAAGATGCTAAAATCAGAATTGGTAAAGCTGCTAAAAAAAATATGACTGGTAGAAAAAAAAAGTAAAAAACAACTTGAAACACTTCGTACTAATAGATTGGTGTAGTTGTTAGTGATGAAACCAAAGAAAAAATTAGAAAATTTCAATTGAATAGAGTGAAATCTGAAGAAACAAGAAAAAAATTAAGTATTGCGAATAAAGGAAATAAGAATTCAAAAAATTTACCAGTGGTACACATTAAAACTGGATTAATATATGATTCTTTAACTGAAGCTTGTAAAAAACTTGATTTAATTCATTCTTCTATTTATAAGAGATTAATTAGAAATAGTAAACTAAATGAATTTAAATATGTATAAAAATATAAATATGCTATCTGAAGCATTTAATAAACTTCTTTCAAATTGGAATGAACCAATTGAATCAGAATTAGAAGTGATTTCACCATACCAATCAGAACCAATAACAACAGAAGATACTAATACCCAAATCATAAATGAATAACCTTATAACAGCACAAGAATTTGCAGCATTTAGAAACATTTCTAAAAAGATAGATACATCAAAGGTTGATGAATCAATTTCATTGGCTCAATCGGTTGATTTAATGGATATTTTGGGTGATTTTTTATTTGATGTAATTGAAAATAAAGATGATGTTGGTTATACTGATTTAATGAGTGGTTCAACATTCACGATTAACAACCAAAACTATATTCAAGCTGGTTTAAAATCACTTATTGCTGATTTAACTTATGCTAGATATATGTATATCATCAACACCAACATAACACCGTTTGGTGCACAATCAAAATTTACTGATGATTCACAACCAGTTGATAGAAATTTCTTAAAAGATATTACCAAACAAACACAAATTGATGCTTCAATCAAATTCAAGATGATTGATAAATATTTACGTGCCAATTCAACAACTTTTACCAGATATAACAAAGGAAATGATTCTTCAATAAATACATTTTCACAAAATTATACAGTGATAAAGTAATGAATGAAAATTGGTTTGAAATATTAAAATTTCTAGGGTTCGCAGCTGGTGGTATTACACTTTGGTACAAAGATGTAATTGCAATGAAGCTTGGAATTAAAAAAGGTAAAAAGGATTTACAAGGTGATTCACTGAATAATCTTCAAAAGAATATGGATTTATATCAAGAACTATTAAATGATATGGATTTAAGATATAAAGCTAGGATTTCAGATATATCTGATGAATTTAATGCCTCAATGACTGTTTTACGTGCCGAATTAGATGATTTAAGACACTTAAATGAGAAACTTAAACTAGTTAATGAAGAACAAGATGCGTTGATTAAAAAACAATCAAAAAGGCTTAATTACTACAACAATAAATACGGTGAAATAGCACCTTAAAAATATAATCTACAATTAAATAAATGGCGTTAATTATAACAAGTGGTGATACATTTTTTGAGTTAAACAATATTAAACACCCTAGAATTTACCAACCACTTAAACAAGGTGATGTTGAAATTGGAATGTATAATATTTATGATACAAAAGGTCAACTAAAAAATAGTACGCATTTTAATCAATATAATATTGATGGTGTGGTATATCCAACACAAGCTGATACTATTGAAGCCTTATTAAATGTTATTTATGATTCAAGAATTGAATTAGGTTTTAGTGAAGGTCAAATTAACAGTTGGAACAACGCATATTATAATTCAATTACAGATATTGAAGTAAGTGGTGATGAAGAAAAAACAATTACACTTACTCAACAAGATGGTGGTACACTTCAAGCTAATTTTACTGATTTAACTGTTGATGGTATTGATGAAAATGATTTTACAACTGGTGCAACATTTTCTAATGGTGTATTAGAATTTACAAGCTTATCTGGTAATACATATGATGTTAATTTAGATGGTAGATATTCATTAACTGGTCATACTCATTCGGTATCAGATTTAGATGGTATTTCAGATATATATGGTGAATTAGATTTTATTGATGGTAAAATTGATTCACATATTGCTGATAGTTCAATTCATTTTACTGAAGCAAGTATTTCAATCACTGAAAGTCAAATATCTGATTTATCACATTTTACACCAACTTCATTAATGGTTGATTATGGGTTTACTGATAATTCAACAAACTGGAATACAGCTTATGGTTGGGGAAATCACGCAACACAAGGGTATATAACATCTGGTGATAATGTATCAGAATTAGTTAATGATGCTGGTTATATAACTGGATATACTGAAACTGGTAATACTGATGATTATGTTGACGAAATGTCATTTAGTACCACTGATGGTATTTTAAAGTTAACTAGGTTATCTGGTGATACTCTTACTGAGGGTTTAGATGGTAGGTATTCATTATTAGGTCATTCACATACAGTATCTGATATTACAGATTTTCCAACTAATGTATCAGATTTTACAAATGATGTTAATTACACAACAAGAAGTGAAACTGGTTCACAATTATCAGCAAATCCTAGTGGTTCAACAATTTCATTATTAGATGAAGATGGTAATATACTTGATACACTTAATGTTGGGTTTTTGAATAATGAAGGTACAACACTTGAATATTCAGCTAGTACTCAAACAATTGTAATGCGTAATGATGCTGGTGAAATTCTTTCATCAATTCCAGTATCAGCATTTCTTACAAATATTGGTAATAATCTTAATTTAACTGGTTCATCACTTCAATTAAGAGATTCATCAAATGTTGTTTTATCAACCGTTAGTTTGGTATATCTAATATTAGTGGTTTACAATCAGCATTAGATTTAAAAGCTGATGAAGTTGATATAAGTGATGTTGGATTTTCAAATGATTATGATGATTTAGATAATAAACCAACAACATTTACACCAGCACCACATACACACGTAATTGGTGATATAACTGATTTTACTGATAATTCAACTAATTGGAATACAGCTTATGGTTGGGGTAATCATTCAACTGAAGGTTATTTAACGTCAATACCTTCATCTTATATTGAATCTGGTGATAATGTATCAGAATTAGTTAATGATGTTGGTTATATAACTGGTTTCACTAATACAACATATACAGCTGGTGCTGGATTAGATTTAACTGGTACTGTTTTTTCGCATAAAGATACATCTGATGAAGTAACATCAACCAATTCTGGACGTACATATATTCAAAACCTTAAAATTGATGAATTTGGTCACGTTGTTGATATTTCATCAGCAACTGAAACTATTGTAAACACTGATACAACTTATACAGCTGGTGCTGGTTTAGGTTTAACTGGTACTATTTTTTCACATAAAGATACATCAACAGAAGTATCATCAAATAATTCTGGACGTACATATATTCAAGATATTGAAATTGATGATTTTGGTCATATAACAGCAATTGCAACAGCAACTGAAACTGTTGTAAACACTGATACCAATAATTACGTTAATTCAATTGATTTTAATACCTCAAATGGTGTGTTAACATTAGGTAGAAACGGTTTAAGTGATTTAACTGAAGATTTAGATGGTAGATATTTATTACCAAATGGTGATGGTTCTGCATTAACAGATATTGATGCTGAAACACTTGATAATTTAAATTCAACACAGTTTTTAAGAAGTGATGTTAATACTATAAAAACAAGTGGTGCGGTACAATTTAATAATGGTACTTCAATAAGATTTGGTGATAATAATGATTCGCAATTATATCAAACTGGGTTAATAACAGCCTTGAATTTAACTAATACAAACACTTTTAGAATTTATGATAATTATACAGTTAGACTTACTTTAGATAGAACGACTGGTAATTTAACTGCTAATAAATTTATTGGTGACGGTTCATCATTAACTGATGTAGATGCTGAAACACTTGATAATTTAAATTCTTCGGATTTTGTAAGAAGTACTGGTGTTGTAACCCAAACTATAACGGGTAATAAAACCTTTAATCAACCTATGACAGTTGATTCTGATTTTTATGTTAAAGCAACTAAAATTAGAGATACTGGTGCTTCAGTTGTTATTTCAAATAACTATTTAGGTGGTGGTGTTAAGAATATATTTATTAGACCTAATGGTGATACTAATAGTTCTAAACAATTACAATTAAGTAGTGATGGAACTTTTAAAATTGATGGTAATAATATTTGGCATTCAGCAAATGATGGTTCTGGAAGTGGTTTAGATGCTGATTTATTGGATGGTTTAAATTCAACTGATTTTGTAAGAAGTAGTGGTAATGTTACTGAAAATATTGGTGGTTTAAAAACCTTTACCAGAGGTATAAAAGTAATATCAGATTCAGATTCTTGGGGTTCACAAGGTGGAGTTCAACTAACTAGTGATGCTACTGGTCAAAGTTCATTTATATGGATGGATAACAGTAACGAATTAAATATTAGAAATAGTGGTGGTTCTGGTAGACCTATTAATATTTCACCAAATGGAGGTGTTTTAAATGTTGGTGGTACTTTAAATGTAAATGGAAACGCAACAGCTAATTCATTTATTAAAGATGGTGGTACATCTTCACAATTCCTTAAAGCTGATGGTTCAGTTGATTCTTCAACCTATTTACAAGAAGATATATCAGCTTGGCAAACATTCACAATTGCTGGTGGTGTTTCATCGTCTGGTTCAATAAAATATAAATTAATAAATGGAAGATTAGTATTTATTGGTGCATTAATAGCATCAACAAATGGTAGAACTAAATTAGGTACTCTTTCAAGTGGATTTAGACCAGATACAAAAAGAAGAAGTTATACTTCATATTATGGTATTCTTGAATTTGAAACAAATGGTGATGTATATGCAGAATTAATAAGTGGTGTAAGCATTGATTTGGATGCTGAAATTATTCTTGATATCGGTTATTAATATGAAAACTTCAATTGAAGGTTTAAACCTTATTAAGAAATATGAATCATTCAGAAATCACCCTTATTTATGTCCTTCTGAAATTCCAACAATCGGATTTGGTAATACATATTATGAAGATGGTACAAAGGTTAAATTAAGTGATTCACCTATTACCATCAAACAAGCTGAAACCCTTCTTAAATCGACTGTGAAGAAGTTTGAAGAAGGTGTAAATGATTTAGTTGAAGTTGATTTAAATCAAAATCAATTTGATGCAATTATTTCATTTGTTTATAACATTGGTTTGGGTGCATTTGAAGATTCAACACTATTAAAAAGAATAAATAATAATCCAGAAGATGAAGATATAAAATATCAATTTTCAAGATGGAATAAAGCCGATGGTAAAATTCTAAAAGGATTAAAAAGAAGAAGAAATGAAGAAGCATTTCTTTATTTCAAAGAGTAATAGACAATGACAAAAAAAGTAAATAAAGCAAAGATATTTTTAACAAAAATGGTTGAAATGCTTGAAGATGAAAATACAGTTCTGTTATCAGATAATGATTTATTCTATTTAGTTAATTCTGAATTATCTAAAAAAGATAGAATATCGATGTCATATTTTGAATTCCTTAAATCACCAAATCAAGCTAATCCTAGAAGCATTTCTTCAAACCAATCTTTAACTGAAGATGAAAAAGAAGAATTTATATCAGCATTAAGAGTTGGTAGAATCAAACAAAAAATGAATCTAACAAAGAATGCTTTAGATAATGAAACAAAGAATGCATACCCTAATTTATGGATTCTTGAAAGAAAAAATACTGATTTACAATTAAGGCAACAAGTTGATATAAATCATAACCCAGTCATTCAAATTAGTGCTGGAAATGCTGAAACTGAAAATATTATTAAGGGTTTAATTGGTGATGGTAAACCAGTTGAAGAAGTAGAATTTGAAGAAGTAGAATTTGAAGAAGTTGAATTTGAAAAAATAACGAAAAGTGAAGAAGATGATAATTAATAGTGAAGAAATTTCAATTTACAAAAACATTCAATAAAATTGGTAGCCTTAAAAAACCTTTAAGGGTTGTTTCTGGTGGTCAAGGTGCTGGTAAAACTATTGCAATTCTTCAAATATTTATACTTCTAGCATTAAGTAAAAGAGATAATTTAACACTTTCAATTGTAGCTGAATCATTACCAAATCTAAAATCTGGTGCATTAAAAGATTTTGAAGAATTGCTTCTAGCAATGAAGGTTAAAACCAAATTCAAAATAAATCAAACAGATAGAACATTTAAATGTGGAACTAATCAAATTGAATTCTTTTCAGTTGATGGTGAAGCTTCAAGATTAGGTTCAAGACGTACACACTTGTATGTAAATGAAGCTGATAATATCAAATTAGATACATTTTTAGCACTTCAAGGTAGAACATCAGAATTCACAATTATAGATTATAACCCTAGAAGAAAATTTTGGGCGCACGAACATTTTATTGGTTCTGATGATGTTGATTATATCAGTGTAACATTTTTGGATAATGAATATTTACCAAAAGGTGAAATAAATTCAATATTAAGATTTAAGAAAAAAGCTGAAGAAACTGGTTCAAAGTTTTGGTTGAATAAATGGAAGGTTTACGGTTTAGGTGAACTAGGTATTGCCGATGGTTTAATTTTTGAAAATTGGATTGAAGCACAAGAATTACCAGATGGTGCAAAATATTTAGGTGCTGGTTTAGATTTTGGATTTTCAAATGACCCAACTGCAATTATAAAGATTTACAAATATGAAGATAAAATAATACTGGTTGAATCTTTATACAAAAAGGACTTCTTAATTCAGCTATTGCTAAACACATTTTAAATGATGATGAATTAAAGAATGGAATTATCATTTGTGATTCATCTGAACCAAAAACAATTGCGGAATTAAGAACCTATGGTATCCCAGTAATGGGTGTAAGTAAGGGTAAAGGTTCAATTCAAAGTGGTATTGCAATTATGCAAGAATTTGAACTTGTGGTAATAGGTAAAAATCTTATTCAAGAATTTTCAAATTACTGCTATCAAAAAGATAAAAGTGATGAATCATTAGGTATTCCAATTGATGATTATAATCACGGAATTGATGGTGCTAGATACTTCTTTATGACTAGGTTATCTAAATCATCTAATAACTATAATAATTTAAGATGGGTAAGTTAAAATGAACGCATTAACTGAAATAAAAAACTTTGAATTGGGTGAATTCTTTAAACAATCACCAGAACTAATAACTGATTATGTTGAAATACTTAAACACGTTCAACCGATTCAAACAAAGAATGAAATATTTCATCTTAAATTAAAAGATGTTGAATTCATTAAAGAGCATTTAATGAGTAATTCAGATGAAGAAATTCTTGATATTATATCAAAGGTTCAAGGTTTAAAACCAAAGGAAGTAATGAAGATTAAAATAGTCGAATTCTTTGGTTTGATGAATAGCATTAAAGAACAAATAATTCAGATAAATAAAGCTGAAGCTTCATCATTAGTTAGTGACCACGTAAACTTCAAATGGGAAGCCGTTAATGGTTCTGAAAGACTTCAAAAATTTGGTATTTATAACACACTTGATTCATTAAGTGATGGTGATATTCTTAAATGGAATGCAATAATGGAACTACCTTATTCAGATGTATTTATGAAGCTTCTGATAAATAAAACACAATCTGATTTAAGCTATGAAATGAATCAGATAAAAGAGATTAAAACTAATTAAAAATGTACGAACTATTAAAAACTATATCAGCAACAAATAACTGGAATTTCACTTATGCTAGAAGGGATTTCGCAAACTTATATGATGGTGAACAACAAGTTGGTGATTCAACACCACTTGTATTTTTAGACCCAGTTCAAATTACTGAAGCTTATGATGAATTCAATAACGTAATTGAAACTAATTATGCTGGTTCATTTATGGTTCTGGTATCATCAGATATTGATGAAGAAGATTATGATTATAGATATCAAACTTACATCAAACCAATAATCAATTCAACCCTATTAAACATAAAATCATCAATTCAATGTGATGGTAATTATGGTATTGAATTGTGGCGTTCTGTTGAAATAATTAATGCATTTGATTTTAATGCTGATGGTGTTGTAATAACCTTTTCAATCAATGAGTAATCAAACACAACAACAAATAATTGAAGATGAAATTCAAGCCATTTTAGATGATATAATTGAATTATATGATAAAAGTGGTAAAAGAACATCTGGTAAGTTTGAAGAAGGCTTAAAAGCTACCTATTCAACCAATAAAGCAATTATTGAAGGTGTACCATATTTAAGTGGTCGCAAGGCTGGTAAAATGCCACCAGTACAAGCAATTAAAGAATGGATTGAAAAGAAGGGTATAACACCGATTGGTAAGAATGCAACAAGTACTGGTTTAGCTTGGGCAATTGCAAAATCAATTGCTAAAAAAGGAACTGATGAATCAAAACATTTAAAAGTTTATGAAATGGTTATAACACCAGAACGTATTGATTCAATAATAAATAAAGTATCAGAATTCAATGTTGGTTTTTTCGTAAACCAACTTGAAACACAACTAAAATTACTAACAAAAAACATTTAAGAAATGGCAATAACAATAACACAATCCCCACAAGGAATTTACCCAGCTTTTAATGATAGTTATATATCATTTACATCATCATTATCTGGATTAACAAAAGCAAATATAAATGTTGAACCATCTGAATTATTTCCAAAACCTTTTGTGATTTATCCAAATACAAATGGAAGGTATATTTTCAATTTAAAAGATATTGTTAAATCAAGATTAACGGTTAATGGGTTTGATGATATAAATGATATTCCATATGAATGGAATCAAGAAATCACAAACAATTATTTAGAACAAACAATAAATATTACAGATTTTAATGTTGTGAGTGGTTCAACATCTTCTGGTGCAACAACTGAATTAACTTATGAGTTTGATAAATCAGTAAAACAAGTTGGTGAACCATTATTTAGTAACCCTTATCAATTATTAAATCATTCAACAAATGGTTTAGATTATCATTTAACGTATGCACAAGGATTTCCATTTTCATTTGAATTACAAAGGGTAACAGCTGGTGATACTATCAATGTAAAAAATGTTGGAAGCAATATAACAGAATCATTTTCAAATAGTGGTGATACCAATACACACCGTATCTATGTTGATAAAGCTGTTAGTAATTGGACTAGTACAAATTTTTTCCCATTATCAACCACAACCAACTTAATTGAGATATCACAAAACAGCACATTCAGAACTAACTTACATTTAAAGAAGATAGTTAATAAATGTGGTTATTACTTGAAATGGTTTAATCAAAATGGTGGGTATTCTTACTGGTTATTTGATGAATTTTCAAAAGAAGATGTAAGTGGTAAGACACTTAAAGATATTACCACAAACCCATTTAAAAATGTTGGTGAAGGACTACAAAATAATATAACCACAATTGGTTATGAAGCTGTTAAAAAATTAGAATTAAAAACTAGGGTTGATGAAAATGAAAGAGAGATTTTAAAATCACTATTTACTTCACCTAGTGTACAATTATATTCTTCACAAATTCCTTTTAACAATGGTACTTGGATTAATGTACTGTTAAATGGTAAATATGAAATCTTTAATAAGAAATCATTAAATGAAATAAAGGTAAAAATTGAATTACCAGCTTTAAATACACAAACATTATAATGAATAGAATTATAGTAAATGGTGAAGATTTAGATTTATACCCAGAAGATAACATCAATCTTAATATGAAGGTTAATGATATTTCAGATATAAGCACTAGAAATTCAACATATTCAAATACAGTTAAAATACCAGCAACATTAAATAATAAAAGAATCTTTAATTATTTAGGTATAATTGGTAACATTTCAAGAAAACCTTATGAAAAAGTAAGATGTAAATATATATCGAATAATTTACCATTAATAAATAATGGGTATTTACAAATCACTGAAACAACATCAAAAGAATTTAGTATTGTTTTATTTGATGGTATTATTGATTTATCTGAAAAAATAGGTGGTTTAAATTTGAATGATTTAAGAAGTGTTATATTATTAAATCATTCAAGAAATTCATCTTCAGTTGTAGCTTCATTATCAACCACTGAAGGATTTATTTATCCTTTTGCAAACTATGTAAAAGATAAAACATTTATACCTAATGTCATTGAAGATAGAGCTAAAATAACAGCATCAGAATTAATGCCAATGTTATTTGTTAAAACTATTCTAATAGCAATTATTGAAGAAGCTGGTTATACATATTCTGGTGATATATTTACCAATGAAGAATTTGAAAATGAAGTGTTTTCAATGGGTGAAGGTATTGTTGGTTCTACTATTGACTTTGCAAGATGTTTACCTAAAATATCACAAGTTGATTTTCTTAAAGATGTTCTAAACAGATACGGTTTAATTATCAGACTTGAAGAAAATAATATTGAATTTGCATATTTAGAAGATATTCTAGTTGGTAAATATGGAATTGTTGATTGGACTTATAAATTAAATGAAATTAAGTTTGAAAAATACAATACCAACTACACCCAAAAAATATTTACACCTTCAATTACTCAGATAAAGATAATACTGATGGTGATGGTGTTTTATATGTAAATAATGAAACACTAGATATAACTAAAACATTATATAAATCAATTTTTGATTTTAATAGTGATAACACACTTTACAGTTTAGTTGATTTCACACAGTCATTTAATGTACCATTATTTGAATATAAAGAAGAAGAAGATGTTCAAGTTTTAAAGCCTAAAAAAACCAATTCTTGCTTATTTAAACTTGATAGAAGCGGTAAAGATTTTGAAATAAGAAATACAACTTCAAGTGGTGATACATATACAGTTATTAATGATTTAGATACCATACCAACAACATCTGGTTGCACTTGGAATGAATATTTAAATGATAAATATGTTAGACTTCAAAATATATTAAACGATTATAAAACAATTTCAGTTGATGTTAATCTTACAGATATTGATATACATAATCTTGATTTATTCAAATTATATTACTTATCACAAACTGGTCAATATTATTATCTAAATAATGTTAAGACCAATGGATTAAAATCAACAGCTGAATTAACTCAAATTAATGACATTTTTGTTGATAATGATTTTGTTGATATACCAGATGAAGCTTCAATTATTATCACAAATGTTGAACCATATTACATTACAAGTTTCAATTTTTCACAAGGGTTAACAACCGATTATGAATTTATTGGTTATCAACCAGTTCAAGCTTATATAAAAATAATTAAACTTGATGGTGAAGGTGGTTCACCAACTGGTTTTGAATTTACGGATGTAGTTAATACAACCAATACAATTTATAATTATTCAATTCAATATTCACAAACTAATTATTGTGGTTGGTATTCGGTTCAAGTATTTGACCCATTAACAAATTTATATTCAAATATAGAAGAAGTTAATTTTGTTTGTGCTGAGCCACCAGAGCCAGTACCGAGTATTTATATCACAATTGAAAGTTCAAGTGAGGTTGATAATGGTGTTCCAATTTATAGGAATGTTGATTATAAGTTTTCAAACTTCACACCAACTTCTGGTACTTTACTTATACAAGGTAAATCATATGGAACTAATTCAAATATTGGTTCACCAACAACGATTACATTAACTGAATTATCAGCTGGTGTAACACATACACTTGAAGATGTTTCAATGAATATTGGAACTGGTTATTACAACGTTAGACTGATAACCAACACCATTACAGAAAACTTTAACACCTTCATATTCTAATAAGGTTAAGCAATTAACCACAATACCCAAATCTATGTTTAAACAATGCAAACTATTCGCATCGCAGAATTATCTATCGATAATAAAAAGCTATTAAGTGAACTTCAATCAACAAAAAAATCGATTGATGAATTAACACAAACACAAAAGGATTTAAAAAAAGCTGGTGATACTTCATCACAATCATTTGTTGAAAATGAAGCAAAACTTAAATCATTAAAATCTGAATATACTTCACAAATAAAAGTACTTCAAGCAACCACTGGTGCAAATGAAAAATTAACCAGTGCATTAAATAAAGAAGTCAAATCAGTTGATGAAGCTAAAAAAAATAATGCTGAACTAATTCAAATTAGAAATCAACTGGATGTTTCAACTAAAAGTGGTAAAAAGTCACTTGATGAAATTAATAAATCACTTGATGCTAATAATGAATTTATTAATAAAAATTCTTCAGAATTAGAAAAACAAAAACAAAACATTGGTAATTATCCAGATGCATTTGATAAAATGACTGGTGGTTTATTTGGGGTTGTTAAAGGTTTTGGTGCTGCAACTAAATCAGCACTAGCATTCATTGCAACACCAGTTGGTGCATTATTAGCAGTACTTGCTGGTGCATTCGCATTGGTTAAAAGTGCAATGGACAGAAGTGAAGATTCAACCAACAAAATCAAAAAAGCTTTTAGTGCATTTCAAGGTATCACCAATGGTTTAATGAAAGTACTTGAACCACTAGGTAAATTCTTAATTGATGGACTTGTAAAGGGGTTTGAAGCAGTTGAAAAGGGTATCTATAAAACCATTGATGGATTAGCATCAACACTAAAATATTTTGGTTTTGATGAACAAGCTGCATCAATGAGAAACTTCAATAAAGAAGTACAAGAAGGTGCAAAGGTTTCAAAAGAACTTGCTGATGCTGAAGCTAAATTAACCGTAGCACAAAGACAATCACAAAAGATTCAACTGGAATATCAAAAGGATGCTGAAAAGTTAAGACAAATTAGAGATAATGAAAACCTTACAATTGCTGAAAGAATTCAAGCAAATGAAGATTTAAGCACTGTTCTTAAACAACAACTAGCTGATGAAATGGCAATTGCACAACAAGCATTGGTTGTTGCAAATTTAAGAATACAAGCAGAAGGTGAATCAAAAGAAGCCTTAGATGGTCAAGCTGAAGCACTAACAACCATTGCTGATATTCAAGAACGTTTAACTGGTCAAGAATCAGAACAACTTGTAAATAGAGTTTCACTTCAAAAAGAAGCTGCTGATAAGGCAAAAGAATTTGCTGATAAAGCCATTGCACAACAAGAAGCTGAACTTGCATTATTTGTTGAACAACAAGGTAGAAGGGCAAAAACACTTGAAGAAGGTCTTGAAATAGCAAAACAAGTTGCTGAAAAAGAAATTGCAATTCTTGATGCAAATCTTAAAAATAGAAATATTACCCAAACTGAATATGATGCTGAATATTTAAAAATTAAAAATGATTTAGCACAACAAAATGCTGAACTAACAATTGATAATGCTGCTAGGGAATTAGAAAACTATATTCAAAATAATCAATCAAAATTAGATAATGATATCTATTTCAATGATGAAGCATTAAGACTTGAACAAGAACGATTAGATAATATTGCTGAAAAAAGAAGGGAATTTGCCAAAGCACAATTTGATGAAGGTGTTATTTCACAAACTGAATATAATGAAGCAATCAATGAAATCAATGAAGAAAATAGACTTGCAAATGAAGAAGCTGAACTTGAACGTGAAGAAGCTTCAAAAGAAAAACAAGCTGAAGATTTAGAGAATAAATTTATTCTTGACCAGCTTCTTAACAAAGATGAATTTGATAAAAAACAACAACAACTTGATAAATTAAGGGATGCTGAATTAAAAAGTGCTGAAGCAACTGGTGCTGATACAACTCTTATTAAAGCAAAGTATGATGAATATGATAAAGAACTTGATAAGGAAAAAGGACAAGCAAAATTAAATGTTGCTGGTACTGTATTTAATGGTATTGCTGATTTATTAGGTAAAGAATCAGCCGCTGGTAAAGCTGCTGCTGTTGCTGCAAGTATCATCAACACAGCACAAGGTGTTACTAAAGCATTAGCTGAAGGTGGTATTATAGGTATTGCAACTGGTGCATTAGTTGCGGTTGCTGGTGGTATAAGTATTGCAAAGATTTTATCAGCAAAACCACCAGAAAGAAGTAAAGCAACAACACCTAAATTAGCTAGAGGTGGTATTTTAAATGGTGCTTCACACGCTGAAGGTGGTATTCCAACACCATATGGTGAATTAGAAGGTGGTGAAGCGGTTATTAATACCAAATCAACTAGAATGTATGCACCATTATTATCAGCCATTAATCAAGCTGGTGGTGGGGTTAAATTCGCTTCTGGTGGTATTCTTGGTTCAACATCAGCACCATCAACATCAGCAATTATTGATTATGATATGATGGCTCAAGCTTATGCTGCAATACCAGCACCAGTTGTTAGTGTTGAAGAAATTTCAAGCGTTTCAAATAGAGTATCAACAATTGAAACAACTGCAACATTTTAAACTTAATGTTAATTACTATTAATAACCCATCTTATTTAAAGGTGGGTTTTTTTGTACCTTTATTTTATGAGTGATATAATTAAGAATAGGTATATAACAGCAATGGAAATTGGACTTGAAAATGAAGCCAATGGAATTACATATCAAGAATTAATTGATGAATTAGAAAAAAGACTTGGTAATAAGTTTAATAAATATGCTGAATGTACTTTTGTACAATGGTATATTCAAAATTTTTCAACAGTTGATACTCATAATGAAAATCAACTAAACACCACAATTTATTATTCGGTTCAATATATAATAGCTAAACATAATAATAAAATTGAATTACTGAAACCAAATGATTCTAATATTATTTATAGTAAAGTTTTAAGGGAAAAAGCATTTATAAATGGTGATGCATCTAAAAAATATATTGATTATTTAGAATTGGTTGAAGCTCGAAAAAGTTCAAAAGAAGCCATATCAAAAGCTAATATTTCAATCTTGATTGCTATTGCCACAATGGTAATAAGTATTATATTTTCAATATGGAATATCTTAAATCAACCCACACAACCAAATCAACCCTATGAAGTGAAAGTGGTTAATCAATCACCAGTTAATAATAAATTAGTTGATAGTTTAAAGAATGAACTTTATAAAGCCGATAGGCTTATAAGTCTTTATGAAGGTGATAGTATTAATGATTTCGGTAAAGTGATTAAATAATTAAAACTTTAACATTTCTTCTTAACCCTTATCATCACTGACAAAAACACTTTTATCACAATAGTATTTATATCAGTAGAAGTTAACGTAGACAAAGGCGTCGGTTATCATTTAGTAGGATTACCTGATAATGCCATTAAAGAAAGTAATTTCAGAATTGCAGCTGCACTTCAAAATAATGGCTACAAAATTCCGGGTAAAAAAATCATTATAAATATGTCGCCAGCCGATTTACGAAAGGAGGGAAGTGCTTACGATTTAACCCTTGCCATGGGTATTTTGGCAGCAACCAATCAGATTAAAGCAGATCATTTAGAAGATTATGTCATTATGGGCGAATTATCTTTAGATGGTACCTTACAACCCATAAAAGGCGCTTTACCAATTGCCATAAAAGCACAAGAAGAAGGTTTTAAAGGTTTTATTCTTCCCAAACAAAATGCCAAAGAGGCTGCCATTGTTTCTGGGCTGAACGTTTATGGCGTTGACACCATTACACAAGTTATAGACTATTTTGATAAAGGCGAAGCATTAGAACAAACCATAATTGATGTGAAGGAAGAATTCAATAAAAGTCTCAATTTCCCAGAATTCGATTTTGCAGATGTAAAAGGTCAAGAAGGCATCAAGCGTTGTATGGAAATTGCCGCAGCTGGTGGTCATAATATTATTTTAATAGGTCCTCCAGGCGCTGGTAAAACCATGCTTGCCAAACGGTTACCAAGTATACTTCCTCCAATGACATTGAGTGAGGCTTTGGAAACAACAAAAATTCATTCCGTAGTTGGTCGTGTTAAAGAAAACACGGGATTAATGGCTCAACGGCCTTTTAGAAGTCCACATCACACAATTTCAAAGGTTACACAATATGATGTGTACAAATCTAAGATTAATTAATATATTTGACAAATATTAAGGATGAAAAATTATTTAATAGTTATTTCTATATCGTACATATTAACTTCCTGTTATTCAAAAAATGATGAGAAGTGTGATAGTTTGTTATTAGAAAATAATGAATTATTAATTCAAATTAATTACTTAAGCAAGAAATCTGACTCTTTACAGTTAGAATTGGAGAAATGTGATAATTGGGTTAATCTTCTGGAGTCTGAATAATAATATACAAGCCTTAATATATAATTTAAAATATATTATATATGCTAGGTATCTACTGTAGAATTTCAAAAGAAAAAGAAGAGGGGAAAGATCGCTCCATAAATGACCAAAAGGAACTGGGTATTCAGAAAGCCAAGGAATTAGGACTTGAATACAAATTTTTCATAGATGAAGGTTATTCAGGAACACTCGAAAACATTAATGACAGACCAGAATTTTCTAAACTGATTGATGATATACAGGATGGATTGATAACCTCTGTGTATGCCTATGACCAATCAAGAATTGAGAGAAATCCACAGGTGCGATTTGTTATAAAAAAGATATTAAGAGAGAATGGTATAAAACTATATACCTATAATGGATTTGTTGATTTAGAGGACGACCAAAGTGAAATGCTGGGTGATATTGTGTCTATTATGAACCAATATTATGTTAAGTTAACAACAAGGAAGGTCAAATCTGTTCTACATAGAAATGCAAAAGAAGGAAAAGCACACTCAAGTATTTATCCTTATGGATATGCAAAGGATGAAAACGGTTATTTAGTAATAGATGAAGAAGAAGCTAAAATTGTAAAAAGGGTTTATTCTGATAGCTTAAATGGGATAGGGATGAATAAAATAGCTGAAAATCTTTCAGCAGAAGGAGTTCTAACTAGATACAATAAAATTGGTAAAGGAGTCATCAAAACTAAAAATAAGTATACAGGAGAAATTACAACAACAAAAAAAACAGATATTACTTGGTCAGGTAATAGCGTGAGAGGTATTATAAAAAATACGATTTACAAGGGTGTTAGAAATTTTGGAGGTAAACAATATGATAGCCCTATAATAATAGAACCTGATTATTGGCAGACAGTTAATGAAAATCTTAAAAAAAACAGGAATAATTCAGGTAAAAAGGTTAGTCATAAATATTTACTAAAAGGAGTTTTGGAATGTGGAGTTTGTGGTAGAAATATGTATGGTAGAACAAGAACCAATAAAAAAGACAATTACTATCTCTGTAGCTCAAAACGTTACAAAAAACTTAATTGTGGTAACAGGTCAATTAATATAGATGTTATAGAGCAATATGTTTGGCATATAGTATTAAGGGATAAAGACATTAGGAAGGAAAGGGCAGAGAAATCTAATGAGGAGAAAGAAATGAAAATTATAATGTTGAAGGATAAGATTGAATCACTTAAAGGTGAATTATTAAGAATAGATGGAAAAATTAAGAACGCAATAAAACTTGCTTTAGATTTTGAAGGTGATAAACGACTAATTCAGGAAGCTCAAAATTTACGAGTTGAAGAATTGGATGTAAAATTAAATTTAAAAAATGCCATTGATGAATTGGATTTCGAAAGAAAATCCGATACACTAGTAAAAGAGTTTATAAAAGATATTAGAAATAGTGAGTCATATAATGCGCCATTTAATAAACGACTTGAATTAATCAAAAAATATATTACTAGAATTGGGATTCATTATAATCCTGAAGTTCAATTTTTCTTTTTAGCGATTAATTTTAAATTTAGTGGTTTTAAACAAATATTTAAACTTCAAGGTGATGAGAAGTTTATAAAAGATACTAGAAAAGGGATTGAAACAATTAAACCTGAAGCAGCTAGAATGGATAGAGTAGATGAAATAGCAAGTGAATTAGAACTTAAATACCTAGGATGAGAGATTTTATACTGCCAATACCAAGTAATTTAGATTTTAATGAAATAATATCAAACAACGAACTTGAGCTAGATATAGATTATCTAAATTATACACTAAATTATATTTTGAATGGTTTAGCTTATTATATAGAGAACTATAACCCTGATAAAGGATATTTAGATAAAATACAAGATATATATGTTCCAATTCATTCCAAAAAAGATGTACTAGTTAGACACAATAAGCATAAAAAACATATTGAATTTTTAATTTCAGATTGTGTTGAACATACTAGAAAGGTTTCTAGAACAAAGTTTGTAACTGAATATATAAGTGTTCTTTACGGTAAAAGATACACTAAAGGCAAGGCTTCATATTCTTATAGGATGAACCCCGCGTTTATGATAAAAGAATTGAATTTTAAAAAAATAGATGATGTTAAGTTTATTAATAAAATACTTAAGTACAGAAGTGTTACACCTCCCATATTAAAAAGTGGTAAATACAGGTTTTTATTTAAGTACTTTGAAAAGCAGAACTTAAAAATAAATTTTGATGAAGCAGTTAAACTCTGCAATTTAAGATGGAAAGGACATAATGACTATGGTAAATATTTGAATGAGATATTTAAAATAGTTGACTTAAATAATCACATTTATAAGTTATACTATACTGAAGAAACAGATTCAAGAATACACTCAAATATAACAATGTTACCTAAAGTATATAGAGAGTTTATTTCTTATAACAATAAGAGTTTAGTTGAAGTAGATTTATCTAATTCTATATTTTATTTCTTAAGTATGTTAGTTAGTGATAATGTTAGTAATTATTTAATTAATAATAATCTTCTAGTACATATGTTTTACAAAACTCTTGAATCGCTTTCTATTATTGAGATAGAGCTTGTTAGAGAATTGACGATTAGTGGACAATTTTATGACTCATTTATTGATGATATTAGGAAAGAATTTGATGTTGATTCATTAAGTGTTATGTATCGAAATGAAGTAAATAAGGATGATGATTTTGTCGATGACTATGGACAGATACGTGAAATAGCTAAAAAATATATTATTGCTATGATTAATGCTGAATCTAATTCAGAAAAATATCTTGGTTTCAGAAATATCTTTAAAAATAAATTCCCTAGCCTTTTGAATATTATTAATAACTTTAAAGATACGCATGGTAATAAAAAGTTATCCCATATGTTACTTCAAATAGAGTCTCATTACGTATTGGATGTAGTAGCCAGAGAATTTAATAAAAAGTATTACAGTCAAGCACCAATATTCACCTTACACGATTGCTTAATTACTACCGAGGATTTTGGTGACGAACTAGAAAATTTAGTAATTGATACACTCAAAGATCGGTTATCAATAGCTCCTATGGTAAAAAAAGTAGCGTGGTTATAATATTCATTAGAATTTAAGTTTTTAATCATAACATCTTATTTCTCATTCAGTATCGTGAACTATTAAGTATTATTAGTCTATAATTTATTTCCCAATTATAACAAATTATCATTGTTAATAGTTGATTGATTTCGTAATTATGCAAACCAAATAATTAAAGTTTAAGAACAATGAAGTATTATTACGTTTCAGATATATTAAATAGAGAATTGATAGCAAACAATGGTATATCGAAAAATGAAGAAGGTTATATTTTCCTTTTTACAACTTTAACTCAAGAAATTAATGTTGCATTCAATTTAAAGGGATTAAAAGAATGGACATTATATGAGGTTGATGCAAAAAGTTTTGTTGAAACACCTATTAGTGAACCTAAAGCTCTTTATGGTTCAGAATTCCATTTTAGTTTAAAGCAAGAAATAATTCAGCCAAAATATATAAAGTTTATTAAGGATGTTAGATACGACTATTGGGAATTGTTAGAGCTATCTGAATTTGAGAAATCAAATGTATTAGGTTGGGAATATGAGAAATATGTTGACTTTGCTCGGACAGACTCAGAACGTTTAATCCATTTTAATAGAATTAACAAAAGTGACTATTCTCAAATTTCTATTGATGAATTTAACAAAAGATGGTGTTCAGATAATTGAGGACGGACAAACCATTTTTTTTAAGTGCAGTGCTTTAGTATTCAATAAATAACTCTTGAGACCTTTATTTTTTTAAATTTGTAATTAATAAATACACACATCTTAAATGATAATTATTATTCCTGTTGATGATTTTTCAAATACAATTTTTTCTAACCCTAATCAGGATAAGGAACAATTAATCAATAAGCTTAAAGAATTTTATAAAATCGGTTCTGTATTTCCAACCATAACTGATGAAGGTGAATTTTTGAAGATTGAGATGGATTTTGAGAAGGTTGAAATTGAGAGTGAAAAATTCACTTTACTATTGAATCTTTGTGAAAATAAGAAATTTGATGATGCATTAAATTTAGCTAAAGAATTAGTTTCAGATTACCCTAGCGTTTCTGAATATCACAGGCTATTAGGTCAGATATACTCTGATTTAGGAGAGCAAGATGAAGCAATTAATACATTAATTGACTCATTAAGATGGAATCCCACCAATGAATGGGCATTATTAATGATGGGTAACATATTTGCTAGATATAAAGGTGATTTAGAAACTAGTTTTATATACTACAAGCAGATTTTAGAACATTATCCAAATAGTTTTATCACTCTGAATAACATCGGAGCAGTGTTGATGCAAAAAGGGGAAAGTGATGAGGCTTTGAAATATTTCAATAAAGCTAGAGAGGCTAATCCTGAATACCCTAATACTTATTTAGCATTAGGTCTATTAAGCGAGAAGAAATGTGAATATTTGGAGGCATTTAATTTCTCAATAAAAGCAATAAGACTTTCAACAGGAAAAGGAGAAGTTTTCGAAAATAGTTTTCAATTAGCAATCAAAAGTGCAAGAGAATATTCAGAACACTACAATAATGACATAATATTAAATGCATTTATTAAGGAATTGTCCAAAAAAGGCGAAAAGGACATTCAAGTTATAAGTGATTCAGATATAAACACTGCTGCAAAAATTGAGTTTGCTGAAAACTATGATAGAAATTATCACTTAGTAAAGCATAAGCCTAATTATGAGTCGGTATCTCACTTAATAATGCATGAACTTTCACATCTAGAGTTGGTTA